CAAGCTAACATTAAGAAGTTAGAAATATTTTTAAAAAAAATAGAAAACAAAACTAAAGATGGGATTAAATTTTCAAAGCATTAAAGGAGACACATTTGAAGAAGTAACTTTTGAGTTACTATTAAACGATGAACCATATAGTTTAGAAGATGCTATTATTAGAATGCAGTTGCGTAAAGAATATGGTGGTATTCCATTTTTATCTTTAACTTCAGTTGCAAATGCTGGTATAACAATTACTGATGATGTAAATGGTTTATTTAAGATTAATGAACAAATAATTGATATTTGTGCTTTTAATTATTTATATGATATAGAAATTGAATTTGGTGATGGTACTGTTAAAACTTACATAAGTGGAAATTTTGTAATTAAAAATGATGTAACAAGATAATGAGTGATATTATAGATATAAACGTAGGTGAAACAATTGAAGAAGTTACTATTAATGTTACTGACAATCTTATTACAGTTAATATTAATAAAGTAACAGGTGGTGGTGGTGGAACACAAACATTAGCACAAACTTTAGATTTAGGAAATCTAACAGGTGGTGAAAATATAAGTATTTCAAATGGTGATGCTATTATTTTAGATAATGGTTCAATGCTTAAAAAAGGAACTATTGATGCTGGTAATGGTGGTTCTAAAGGTATTTCACAAATTTGTGGTGTAGGATATGAGCATAAATGGGAAGCTGGTAGACTTTACATAATGAATGATGGTGGAACTATTATTCGTGAAGTATCACATAATCTTACTTATACACCAACTGCAACAGATGATGTAACTAAAGGTTTTGTTCAAAACACAAGATGGATTTTAGACAATGGTGATGTTTATCTTTGTACAGACCCAACAGAAGATGCCGCAGTTTGGGAATTAGTAAATACTGGTATTACACCAACACTTCAAGAAGTAACTGAAGCTGGAGCCGAAACAAATATTCCTATAAAAGTAATTGATACAGGTAATAGTTCAGCACAATTACAACAAAACGGAATTTATTTTGAAGATTTAGATGATGATGGTAATACTTTTTTAAGATTTGATAATACATCAATTCCAAATCAAGAAGTTTTAGTAAGAGGATTAAGTGGTACAATGGCTTTGCTTTCTGATATTCCAGATACTTCAACTTTTGTGCCTTATACAGGTGCAACTGCTGATGTTGATTTAGGTGAATATGAATTAAAAGCTGGTCAAATAGAATTAGACACTACACCAACTGGAACTGCTGGAGTTGCTGTAACAAGATGGAATGATACAATAGGTAGTACAGAAACTACTTTAAAAGGTGGTTCTGTTATATTAAAAAATGGAGTTGATTTAGTTGCAAGAGTAGTAAACAAAGTTTCACCAAATACTACATTAACAAAAGCACAATATCAAGTTGTAAAAGTTAGTGGTGCTCAAGGTCAAAGATTAGCAGTTGATTTAGCAAGAGCTAATAATGATTTAAATAGTGCTGATACTTTAGGAATAGTAACAGAAACTATTGCTGCAAATCAAGAAGGATTTATTATTACAGTTGGTCAATTAGAAGGTATAAATACAACAGGAAGTTTACAAGGTGAAACTTGGGCAGATGGTGATGTATTATATTTATCACCAACAACTGCTGGTAGAATTACAAATATAAAACCAAATGGTTCAACTGGCCATATTGTTGTTTTAGGTTATGTAGAACACGCACACATAACACAGGGTAAGATATATGTAAAAATAATGAATGGTTGGGAACTTGATGAACTTCACAATGTATTTATAGATACACCATTAAACAATCAAGGTTTAATTTACGAAACTTCAACAGATTTATGGAAAAATAAAACAATAGATAAAACTTTTGTTGGATTAGGAAACGTAGATAATACAAGTGATGCAAATAAGCCAGTAAGTACTGCTCAACAAACTGCTATTGATGCAAAAGTAGGAGACATTATTACAAACGGAGTTACAACTATTGCACCAAGTCAAAACGCAGTTTTTGATGCTTTAGCTTTAAAACAAAATGCTTTAAGTTACATTCCTTATAGAAATGTACAAACTTCGCAAACTGCTCTAACTGGTACAACTGCTGAAACTATTTTATTTACTGTAACTATTCCAGCTAATACTTTTAATGCTAACGATATTATTCATTTTTTTTATAATGTATATAAAACAACTACTTTAGGAAGTTATGTTTTAAGATTAAAAATAAATACAAGTAACACTCTTACTGGTGCTGCAACAGTTGGAACTTATAACGGAGCATCAACTACTCAAATAGCTCTTATGAATAGAAATTTACATTTATTTGGTGGTAATTTATACGGCTATCCCGCTGTATCATTAACTTTAATATCTGATATAGTTGGTAGTGTTGGAACTATAGCAACAAATACACTAAATCCAGCAAATCAATTCTTTATTTTTGGAACAGTTACATTAGCAAATGCTTCGGATAATATCATTGGGACAATGTTTAAAATATCAAATTAAATGAAAACAATAATAGAAATAGCAACAAATAAAGTTGTAGGAGTTACTTTAAACGATGAATGTTTAGAAACTGAAACTTTAATTAGTGAACTTTTGCAAGTGGAAATGGTTAAGCCATATTTTAATTTTGACACTAGAGAATTTTACGAAGGTGCAACACCAGCTGAAATTGAACAAGCATTTAAAGACAAAACACCAGCAGAAGTACAACTTTGGCGTTTGAGAACTATTTTAAATTTAATGAATTTAATAGCTACAATAGAAAGTGCTTTAGACCAATTACCGGAGCCAAATAAAACAGCAGCTAAAAATGTATGGAACTATGGTACAACAGTAGAAAGAAATAGTCAAACTGTTTTATTTATTCAATCAGTTACGCAAATGACTGATGACCAAGTCGATGAGATATTCCAACAAGCAGAGGCAATAGTGATATGATTTGGTTATTAGAAAATTGGGTTGCAATAGTTAGTACAATATCAATTCCTATTGCTTGGGTTTTTGGTGGTAAACAAGCTAAAAAGGTAGAAATAAAAAACAGCAATGGTGACTTTTTAACTAAAGTTCAAAATATTTATGATGCTTTAGTTGAAGATTTAAAAGCTGATAGGGATGAATTAAGAGCTTGTAATGTTGAACAAACTAAAGATATTTCAGAATTAAGAAATGATGTTAGAAGTTTACAAAAGCAATTTAATGATTTGTATTTAGCATACGCAAAAGAAGTAGAAGCAAGTAAATATTGGAAGGATAAATTTAATGAATTAGAAGGTAAATATATGCAGTTGGAAAAAGACCACGAAGCATTGAAAAAACAATTTGAAATTTATAAAAAAAGTAACAAATGATTTTAGACAACAAAGGATATCTTTTTATAACTAAACACGAAGGATTAAGATTAAAACCATATTTGTGTCCAGCAAAGATACCAACAATAGGTTATGGAAATACATATTATTCAGATGGTAAAAGAGTAACACTATTAGACAAAGATATTACTAAACAACAAGCATTTGAAATGTTTAAAGAAATAGCTAATAGATTTGCTAAAAGAGTAGATGAATTAGTGATAACTGAATTAACACAAAATCAATTTAATGCTTTAGTTTCATTTGCTTATAATGTTGGAACTGGTAATTTTTCTTCATCTACATTATTAAAAAAAATAAATAAAAACCCAAATGATTTAACACTAAAAGCAGAATTTTTAAGATGGAATAAAGCTGGTGGTAAAGTTATTAATGGTTTAACAAATAGAAGAAATGAAGAAGCTGATTTATATTTTAGTTAGTATTGTATTTATATCTTGTGGTTCAAGAAAAGTAAATAAAACAAATTTAGAAGAAAAGAAAGATAGTGTTTCAGTTATTGATGTAAAAACAGAAATAAAAACAAATGAAAATACTGAAATAAACAACAATTCTAAAATAGATAAAACAGAAGATGAATTTATAATTGAACCAATAGACAACACAAAAGAAATAGTTGTAAATGGTAAAACTTATAAAAACGTTAAAATAAGACACAAAAAAACAAAAGACAATAGTTTACATACAAATCAAAAGAAAGTGTCTAAAAACGCTTTAAAACAACAAATAAAGCATAGTAAGCAAGTTGTT